AGACCAGTATACATGTACACCTCGTCCGCTGTTGACCATTGTAGGTCTAGGCAGGGGAAGTTGTTTACAGAAACCACGCAATGCTTCGATTGCTGCTTGCTGCGTGGGATATTCTTTTGAAGGGCCGCAATCTAAATCCAAAAATAAGGATTTCAGTTCATGTGCGTTGTCGCCCTTTCGGTTTGTGGGTTCTTTAAATGTACTGAGTGCAAAGTATACATCGAACTCATCAGAATCAAACTTACTTGCAGCCCGTTCTACTTCTTCGATAGTGCTATAAAATTTTTGTATTCTCTTTTTATCTTTGCTTCTTGCGGCAAACATGCAGTAGTGACCGCTGTCGCTTAGTACTCTCCCCAAAAAATCTGTCGTTTCCATTGTTGCTGCTCCAAAATGAATCGTGGTGAGGTGTGATAGGAGTCTACCTCACCACGACACTCTCTCGTTAATATTAGGATAAGAAGTTCCCCCTTACCTTCTTAATCGTCCCAGTCATCAACGAGAGCCGCAAGGTCAGCCTCATCAGCAGGAGGAGCAGCTCCCTCTTTCTTCTTGGCGACCTTCTTCGGTTCGGGGATCTCATCTGCCTCAACAGGTGCAGAATCAACCACATCTTCAAACACGGCTGAAGCATCATCCTCTTCTACAGAGAAACCGTCTTGTGCTTCAAACGGTGAGTATTGCTTCTTCTCAGCAAGTTCTAATACTTGCACGGCTTTCACTCTCAGCGATACTCCGTGTGAACTCATACTATAAGGCACAAGAGTAACCCCTATGTTTATAGTGCTGCCATGAGTAAGTTTAAACGATGACGGTAACTTCCTGTTCTTTGCGTCTACATGCAAAGGTGGTTCTGTTACCTTGCCTTTATACTGACCTTTTAATTGTACAGACCCGATGTAACCACCGTCCATATCTACCTCAAACACGTCTGTGTGCTTGGGCATAGCAGGCCAATCAGAAGCCGCCTGTTCTTTATATGCGGCTACCATGGCTTTATACAGCTCTTTTGCTTGTGCCTCAGTCATACGAAAGTCCATTTCATACTTCGCATTTTCTTCTGTCGGACCACAAGGCACAGTTTTACCCCTTGGCGGAATATTTCTGTCGTATCTATAAGTCTGATCCAGACGCGGATACATAGCTGTAACGTTTTTAATTAAGTGCATAGGTTTGGCTTCTGCCATTAGTTTTCTCCTTTGTTATACTCAAACCCGTCTACTGCCGTAAACGGAGACTTATTTATAGCGTCCTCTCTTGGGATCGCTACGGTTTGTAGCGCAGCAATGCTTGCCGCATGGCTGCTCTTCTGCTTCAAAGCTATCTGAAGCTCTTGCTCTTCAAGTGCACGAACGGCTTTGAAAAACAATTTGGGTGAATCAGTTCTATCATCAAAGCGCATCTGTGTCACCACAGCTATCGATGGCGTCTTGTGCTTATGAAGATATTTAGCGTATGCCTGCATGCCCATGTTGCCATCCTTGGCGTTGCCAAAAATAGAGGTAGCAGGGATTCGTATTTGATAAACGGTGTCCATCTGCCCTTCCAGAAGGATAGCTAGGCGTTGAGAAAACCTACAAGCGCGACCACCGCCGTCACTTGATCCCTTGATGTTCTGCTGACAATCCATACATCGAGCAGACTGTTTTTGGTTTGTCGGCACATCAACGGATGGGACTTGCGTATCTGGCGACCAACATGTTGGGGCAGATGGACTGTTTGGATCGTACTCATCTTTATAATAGGTACGAGCCAACTTTGCGGCATTTACTATTATTACGTTCACTGGGCTATCAATAGCACCAATGCGCTCACCGTCCACAGACTTGCTAAAACGTTTACCGCCCAAGGTTATCTGATGCACAGTGTTATTAGTAGATGCCATATCGGACATTACTCAGCCATTCCTGTCTTGCTTGCTTCTGACAGCGCAGACTCCACATCATCTAGTCTAAACCTATAGACCTCACCGATTTTTATGTACGTGCTATCAGGTATATAATCGTTGTTTATCCACTTACGGACGGTTGACACAGATACTTGGAAGTAGTCTGCAACCTTATTAATGTTCACATATGGTGTATCTTCGTTCATTTTTTCCTCACAGAGATGACGTACTCCGAGTCTACATTGAGACCTGCGGGAACCGAATCAGGATTCTCTTCTATAAACTGTCGTACATTGGTTTGATTTAAACGCTTCTCGAAAAACTCAGGAACTTGATGCTTCATAATGAAAGAGTTCATAGAGTCCCAGTCGCTTGTCCAGTAGCGCTGTTTGACTGTGCGATAGAACAAACCCGCAGGAGTTCTTACACTGTCCACGCCCTGTTCTTTACAGTATTTTAGCAAGGCACGTTTAATCTTATCCTGCTTTTCAGCAAGACCACCATCTTCTTCTTTGAATTTGGCAGACAACTCCGAACGCTTATCGCGTATTTTGATGTAGGCTTTTGTAAGCCTTTCGACTGATACCGCCATTTATGTTCTCCATTATATATTTATATATCTGACATATAGTAACTTATACTACTTAGTCAAGTATTTCTTTATATAAATTTATCATTTCTGTATGTATATTGATACGAGCATCTAACATACGGTAAATACGTTTTTCCGCAGCCGATCCTGCCAACTGTATCACAGTGCATTTATGCTTCTGCCCAGAACGATGAACACGTGCGTTTGCTTGTGCATATGTTTCTAACGACGATGTTGGTCCCCACCACACAACAGTGTTCGCTGCTGTCAACGTGACTCCATGCGCTGCTGCTTGTGGTTGTATGACTAACACTTTGGGATCTGGGTCGTGTTGGAAGCGGGCAAAGATGTCAGTGCGTCTACTCGCAGAAACATCTCCTCGTATGATCTCCGACGTTACGCCGTCCCTGGCAAGCTTCTCAGTAAGTAGATCAATAGCGTGTCTAAAAGGCACAAACACCAAAACCTTTTGGCTGCTTTCATCTATTACTTCTTTCAACGCTTGATATCGGTTCTTTATATCGAACTGCACCGTATCGCCATCATCGGTGTACACTGCACCTGCACTTATCTGTAGGAGCTTATTTAGATTGATCGCAGCGTTAGCGGCTGTAACATCTTCTCCTGCCACCTGCATGACCATTCTTTTACGCAACATTTCATAGTATTGCTGCTGTTGCTTTGTCATCTCTACAAACCGTTTGGTGTATACCATGTCTGGCAAGTCGAGACACTCGTCTTTTGTAAAACGAATTGCAGGCTGCAACGCTTGAAAGACTGTATCTTTTGCTGTGTCTTTGGGCTTCCATGTAAACTGAGTGACTTTCCACATAACCATGTCACGCCATGACCCAAAGAATCTTGGTACAGACAGAGGGTCCACTAATTTAGCCAGACCGTAAGCGTCTACTGGACTTTGTGCAGCAGGCGTACCCGTCATCATCCACAGCCAATCATTATCGCCGATCAGTTTGTTTAGTGTTTTCCATCGCTTTGTTTGTGCATTTTTGTAATGCGTAGCCTCGTCCACGATAAACAGATCGAACCCACCGTTTGCTATCTCGTCTTTGACAACCTCTACGCCATCGTAGTTTATAATTACAAAATCAGCCCCACTGTTTATAATTTTCTTGCGCTTGTCCTTGCTGCCATGAGCAACATCTACACTCCTGTGCATCGCAAAAGAAAACAAATCATTACGCCACGCACTATCCATAATTGACAAGGGACATATCACTAGCACACGATTTACTTTGCCTTGCATCATAAGATAGTCAGCCGCCCAGATAGCAGAGGCGGTTTTGCCTGTGCCTTGTTCGTTGAAGCAAAAAGACTTTTTGTTCATCGTCATAAACGACGCTGTAGTCTTCTGATGATCGAACGGCTTGTACTGCCCAGGCCAAGTGTATCGTTTAGTGATAGGTGACGGCACGTTTATATTTAACCCACGTAGGGTGTGGGCTTCGTCAAGCCCCCAATTTACAACGACTTCATTCATTGACAACTCCTTGCTCTTTGGGATTACAGTCGTGATCTGTTTAGGATTACGGACTTTCAGCAATATTGCCTTATCCCTAATTATCTTCATGTTGTTCTCCGTGGTAGTGAAACACTACCGCTTCTTCTTAGGGCTGCTCATAGCACCCCCCGCTGCACGATTTTTCTTGCGGCTTTGTACTTTTACACCGTCTTTGTTTTTTCCGCCTTTACTTAGCGGTTTCTTGTGGGCAATGTCCTTGCCTTCTCGTTTATCGGCTTTGCCGTTTTTATTTTTATCTACACTTTTCTTATCCATCTTACGTCTGGCACGTTGACGTTCCATGCGATCTTCATGCTCGCCTCTGGCTTTCTGTTGTTTGTATTCTTTCTTATAAGGACGCTTTGTCTTAGTGTATGGCATTAGTTTCTCCCATTGTGAGCACATTCAAGCACTGGACAATGACGTTTGCACAACCCAGACGGGCGTGGATTCCATACATCCGACTCAAATGCTTTTTGCATCTTACCATATATTCCTAACCATTTCTCCCAAAGATTTGGTTCTGAGTCAATTTCATACTCAGCTTTTATCAAACCTTTGGCTATAACAAAAAGAAGTCCTGCTTTCACTCTTGTTATTTGTGGGTAGTGTTTAAATATAATTAAAGCCATCAACTCAAGCTGCCCTTTGTCAGCATACTTTGACGATCTGCCTGTTTTGTAATCAATAACCCACGCAACACCTGTCAACACGTCTATGATTACTAGGTCAGCTATCCCGCGAAACCACACACGTTTATCAAAAAACCCACATGGTTCTAGGTCAGCAGTCAAGCCTAGCTTTTGTTCACACAACTTTACGCCTCGCTTTTCGTTAAGCGCATCTAGAGTTTGTTGTATAAAATCAAACTTCTTGGGGAGAGGCACTCCTGATTCGATGTAGTCTTCACAAGCCTTGTGGAACTCTGTGCCGTATCGCATAGCATCTGTTTCTTTAACAGGATACTGCTTTAAAACCTTCTCATAGTAGAACTGTTTAGGGCATTGTTCAAACGCTTTCGCTTTACTAAACGACCAAGGTGCTATGTTCACTCACAGTCTCCGTATGATTTACCTATGCCACTTTCGCAATCTATAGGTAGTCCTGCTGCCCAATCGGGTGTATTTCTCATACAATGCTCTACATGTTGCCGTGCTAGAAGAACCTCGTCATCAGGAACGCAGCATACAATCGAGTCGTGTACTGTTAACACCACTTTGTATTTCTTACTTATTCTTAGCATTTGTTCGCCTATAATGCAACGAGCTAATGCTTGACATACGTTCTCTATGACCTTGCCACCGTATATTCTGGTGCGCCCCCTACGAGTTTTATAGCTATGCTCCAAACCCTTTTCGGCTTGCTCTGCATACAACTGTTCGTAAAAAATACTAAGGCCATTAGGCATGACAAGTGCGTTGTTGGCTGCATCCACAGTGACAATACCTTTACGACCAAACTGTGCGGCTCTGCCGTTTGCTAGTTGCTGCACCATATAATTAGCATCACGCCATACTTTGCTTATCTTATAATTAGCATCCCGATAGATATTTATAATCCTGCGTGACTCATGAGGTGGCACTTCAAACCCAAACGTCTTGAGCTGTACTGCGAACTTCTCTGCCCCCATGCCATACCCTGCGCCAAGAATTGTAGTCTTACCCACAAATCTCTGTTCTTTAGTTACGTCCTCTTCAGCACATCCATAGATACGAGAAGCCATCTTTACATACACATCCTCGCCGTTGGCAAACGCATTAGTCAATTCGTCCTGCCCTGCAAACCATGCAAGCACTCGCGCTTCAATCTGTGCGCTGTCAGCCTCGACTATTGTATAGCCTTCGGGTGCGATGATTGCCTTCTTTAGCTTCTTCGCATTTGGTCCTCTGCTTGGTAGGTTTTGCAAGTTGATCTTGTCAGCCCCACCCCATCTACCTGTATGTGCGGCGTAGTATCTTACGGGTACAGGGAGCAGCCCACGTTTAGATATACCTATAAACCTCTCTGTACGTGTTTCTTCTAAGGTACTTTTGTTACCCAGACGTGCAGCAACCAGAGATTGTACCCGATCATCGTCATGTTCTTGTAATTCTTTGAACGCCTCGTCAGACTTCGCAAAGGCGTAGGTCTGCTTGCCTGTCGTGGCGCTGATCTTCATGGGTGGTTCTACATCAAGATCTCGTAGCATATCTGCAAACTTCTGATTGGACATCAAGTCCTTCTTGTCAGTGACGTTTGCATCACGTAACAACTTGTCTTTACGATCTCTTGTATCTTCAAGGTGCTGTTCCAACAGTCCAAGATCCAGATCAAGCATAGGCTCAATGAACATACGCAAGGTCAGGTCAATCAGCTTCAGTTCGCTACGTGGAAACTTAGCCCCCATAATTTTAAAGAGTTTGTAGGTTAGTTCCACATCGTTCTTGGCATACTC